AAGAAGTTATAAATAATGTTGATACAAATAATAGAATTCATTTATGTTTAACTAATACATTAAAATTGTTTGGAGCATCTGTTATTCTGGATAATGAATTAATGGAAACATTGTATAATAGAGTTGGAGAATTTATTATTCTACCATCCAGCATACATGAAGTTATCATCATAAAAAAAGAAAAAGAGTATGAAGAATTTAGAGAAATGGTAAAAGAAATAAATCAAAGAGAATTAGAAGAAAAAGATATTTTAGCAAATGATATATTTACTTGGAAAGATAATAAAGTTGTAAAATTATAAATAATCAAAAAAAATGGAAGCTGCAAAGCTTCTGTTTTTTATATCAGAAGTTATATAACATAAAATTTATATTATGATGAAAATAAAAAAGCCCCGAAGGGCTTTTTTTAATTAGAAATGTTTTTTTTATAATTTTTGTTGCTAATTTCCAAACAACTTCCGAGAAAGACTTGTAAAGCTGTTATTGTTGCAGTTATTTCTTTTGTATATTTTAAGTTCCAGATCAATCCGATTGTATTATAAAAGGTACAAAATGCAGGCAAAATTATCAAAATAATAAATCTAATTGTTAAGAAAATCTTTTCATTTTTTATAATCATATTGAATCCTCCTGTTTTAAGATAATAGATGTGGTTTTGTAAAATATAAATAAAACAAAAAAGATTCCCTAAAAAAAATAGCAGGGAATCTTTTTTACACAGAGATCAAAATGAAAAAAGAAAACCGAAAAAATAAACAATAAGTTACATAAATATTATAAACTACTTGTTTTTTGATGTAAATATCTGAAAATTTGACTTTTACAATCTAATATTCAAATAATTATGTTATAATCAATTTAGAAATCAAAAAACATTATTTAATAAAAAGGAGTGCTTTTTATGGCAAAAATGGGGAGACCGAAAAAAGAAATCCATCAAGAAGAATTTGAAAAATTATGTGCATTACAATGCACAGAAGAAGAGATATGTAATTGGTTTGGAGTTACAGACAAAACATTGTGCTCTTGGTGTAAACGTACATATAAAAAAACTTTTTCCGACATTTTTAAGGAAAAAAGAAGCAAAGGAAAAGTTTCATTGCGTAGAACACAATTTAAATTGGCACAAAAGTCTCCAGCAATGGCAATTTTTCTCGGAAAACAATACTTAGGTCAAACAGACAAAGTCGAGCAAGTCAATACAGATAATGATAATGTTTTGAAATTTATTGAAGGGATGAAAAACAATGGAAATAAAGCAAATTAAAATCAATCAATTAATAGAATATAAAAACAATGCAAAGAAACACGATGAAGCTCAAATCAAAAATGTTATGCAGAGCATTAAGGAATTTGGAATGGTTCAACCGATTGTAATTGATCAAAATAATACTATTATAATCGGCCATTGCAGATTTAGAGCTTTAAAACGATTGAAATGGGAAGAAGTTCCATGCGTAAGAATTGAAAATTTATCAGAAAATGAAATCAATAAATTAAGACTTCTGGATAACAAACTTAATGAATCGGAATGGGATTTTGATTTATTAGCAGATCAGGTAACAGAAATAGATTGGTCAGATTTTGATATAGATTGGAGTATATTAGAAATAGACGAAGAACCACAGGAGATTGTTGAAGATGAAATGCCAGAAGTTCCAGAAGAACCAAAAGCTAAAGTAGGCGATATCTACGAATTAGGATGTCATAGGCTTATATGTGGAGATAGTACGAATCCTGAAGTTATTAAAAGGCTTATGGATGGAGCAAAGGCTGATATTTTAATTACAGATCCACCATACAATGTTGATTACAAAGGAAAGACTAAGGATGCGTTAAAAATACAAAATGATAAAATGGATAATGATTCCTTCAGACAGTTTCTTGTTGACGCATTTACATCTGCAAACGAAGTGATGCGAGGCGGTGCAGTATTTTATATATGGCATGCAGACAGCGAGGGTTACAATTTTAGAGGAGCATGTAATGATGTAGGATGGAAAGTCAGAGAATGTCTCATTTGGAATAAAAACTGCATGGTAATGGGCAGACAAGATTATCAGTGGAAACATGAGCCATGCTTATACGGATGGAAGGATGGAGCAAGTCACGTTTGGGCGAGTGATAGAAAACAAACTACAGTTCTTGACTTTGCAAGACCTAACAGAAATGATATTCACCCAACAATGAAGCCTGTGGCATTATTCGCATATCAGATTAAAAATAATACATATAAGGGCGATGCAGTGCTTGATACGTTTGGTGGAAGTGGTTCAACGCTTATTGCATGCGAGCAGCTTGGAAGAAAATGTTTTATGTGCGAATTAGATGAACATTATGTTGATGTTATCGTAAAAAGATACATAGATTTCACTAATAACAAAAATGATGTTTATGTAATTAGAGATGGCCAAAAGATAAAATATTCAGAAATATAATTGTAAAGAGGGGAAATGTTATGGTTATAGAGCAAATTAACCTCAATGAGATAACAGAATATGAAAAAAATGCTAAAAAGCACGATGAAATTCAAATCAAAAATGTTATGGAAAGTATTAAAGAGTTTGGAATGGTTCAACCAATAGTAGTTGATAAAAATAATGTGATAATAATTGGCCATTGCAGATTCAAAGCTCTTCAAAAATTAAATTGGCAGGAGGTTCCAGCTCTTCGATTGGAAGATTTAACAGAATCAGAAGTCAACAAATTACGATTGCTGGATAATAAACTCAATGAATCAGAATGGGATTTTGATTTATTATCTGATCAAATAGGAGCAATTGATTGGAACAATTTTGATATTGACTGGGGACTTGATGATTTTTTAAAAGAAGATGAGAAACTTGAAATTATTGAAGATGAAGCTCCAGATGTTGAAGATACATCAATTAGTCAAGTCGGAGATATTTATATATTAGGAAAACATCGTTTGATTTGCGGTGATTCAACAGATGTTACTGTTATTGATAAACTTATGGATGGAGCAAAGGCTGATATGGTGTTTACAGATCCACCATACGGCATGAAACTTGATACTGATTTCAGCGGTATGCAGAACCATCTTGATATGGCAAAAGAAAAAGGCCTCACAGGCGGTAAGAAATATGAGCAAGGCAAGGTTGACGAATTCCATCCTGAAATGATAGATGCAGTATTCACAATAGATGCAGACGAAATATTTTTGTGGGGGGCAGATTATTTTGCAGAATTGTTGCCGAACAAGAATGATGGCTCGTGGATCGTATGGGATAAAAGAGCAAATGGAAATGATGATGTTGCAGAGGATTATTCAAGCGATAAAATGTATGGTTCTTGTTTTGAATTATGTTGGAGTAAGAAAAAACACAAGAGAGATATTGCAAGGATAAAATGGGCAGGTGTTTTTGGAACAGAGAAAGAATTTGATCATAAAAGACACCATCCGACACAAAAGCCAATAAAACTTGCAGGATGGTTTTTAGAGAGATATAGCAAGGAAACACAAATAATTGTTGACATTTTTGGAGGTTCTGGAAGCACATTAATAGCATGTGAACAATTAAATAGAAGATGCTTTATGTGTGAACTAGATGAACATTATGTTGATGTTATCGTAAAAAGATACATAGATTTCACTAATAACAAAAATGATGTTTATGTAATTAGAGATGGCCAAAAAATAAAATATAAGGATTTAAAAACATAACGGAATGATCAATTTATCTGAAAAACAAATTGAATATATCAATAATGCGAATAAAACTTGGAATTGGAAAGTTGGTGCTGTAAGATCAGGAAAATCATTTGTTGATATTGCAGCAGTTATTCCCAAAAGATTAATCGAGCGACAAAATAAATCAGGGTTAAAAGTTATAATTGGAGTTTCAAAAAGTACAATAGAGCGAAATGTTTTAGAACCAATGCGAGAGATTTATGGTGAAAAACGTGTTTCAACAATTAATAATAGTAATATAGCTCGTATTTTTGGTGTTGAAGTCTATTGTATTGGTGCAGAAAAAAGTTCACAAGTAAAAAAAATACAAGGAACTTCAATTGCATATTGTTATGGAGACGAAGTTGCTAAATGGTCAGAATCTGTTTTCATAATGTTACAATCACGTTTAGACAAGGAGTATTCGTGTTTTGATGGAACTTTAAATCCAGAATCGCCATATCACTGGTTAAAAGCAGAATTAGATAAGGATGCAGAAAATACATATATACAAGAGTATATTATAGATGATAATCCTTTTCTTAGTGAAAAATTTGTTAGCTCTCTAAAAAAACGATACTATGGAACTGTATATTACGACAGATATATCCTTGGAAAATGGGCCTTAGCAGAAGGTCTAATTTACCAAAATTATGAAAATTGTATTGTTACTCTTCCAGAAGAATTAAAAATTCAAAAAATAAAAAATTATAGAATATCAGATTTTTGCGTTTCAATCGATTATGGAACTATGAATGCTTTTGCAGCATTGCTCTGGTATAAATCAAGAGCAGATGGGATATATTATGCAATAGATGGATATTATTATTCTGGAAGAAATGAAGGGATTCAAAAGACAGATAATCAATATTTAAAAGATATGATTGACTTTGTATCACCGATTTATGTTAATAAAGAAGATTTTGATTTTGATAAAATCGAGGTAATTATTGATCCATCAGCTGCGAGCTTTATAACCGAATTAAAAAAATCAAATAAATTTAAAGTTAGAAAAGCTAATAATGCAGTCAATGATGGAATCAGAGAAACAGCTGTTGCAATAAAAATGGATTTAGTGAAAATAAGCAATCACATCAAAGCTTTTGAAGATGAAATAAAAGGTTACCGATGGAATGAAAAAAGTGCAGAAGAAGATAAAAAAGATGTTAAAAGCGAGGAGCCTTTAAAAGAAAATGATCATATGATGGATGCATTGAGATATTTTGTTAAAACGAAAAAAATTGCTGAAAAATATACAAAAGATTTATATCAAGAGGAAAATACAAATAAGATTTATACGATTTTTTAGGAGGAAAAAACATGCTAACATATCAAGATTTTTTAAAAGCTAAAGAAAAAAATGATATTAATGTTTTATGTGATTTTATAGAAAAAGCAATAAATCAACATAAATCTTCTAATATGTACAAAATAGCTGAAGATGCAACTTTGTACGATAAGCAACAAAATTCAACAATTATGAATTATACAAAATATATATATAATTCTGTTGGAAATAAGACTTTTGATCCAATTTCAAGCAATAATAAATTATGCTCTAACATTTTTCATCGATTAAATACCCAGAGATGTTTATATTCCCTTGGAAATGGAATTTCTTTTAATCAAGAAAATTTAAAAGATTTACTTGGCGAAAATTTTGATAATGCTATAAAAGATTGTGCATACAAATCTTTAATACATGGACTTTCTTTTGGATTCTGGGATTTTGATAAATTAACAATTTTTAGTTTATTGGAATTTGTGCCATTGTGGGATGAAGAAACATCAGAATTAAGAGCTGGAATTCGTTTTTGGCAAATCGAAGATACTAAACCTTTGTTTATTAGATTATTTGAAGAGGATGGTGTTACAAAATTCGTAAAAAAAAGCGGTCAAAAAATGGAAGTGCAAGAAGAGAAAAAACCTTTTATAAAAATAGTAAAAAGCACAGAATTAACAGGTATCGAAGGAATCGATTATAAAAATTATAAAAACTTTCCAATTATTCCGATGTGGGCAAACAGTCTACATCAATCAACGCTTATTGGAACAAAAGGCTTAATAGATGCATATGATTTAATCAGAAGTGGTTTTGCCAATGATCTGGAAGATTGTGCTGAAATTTATTGGATTGTAAACAATGCTTCTGGAATGGATTCACATGATCTGGCAAAATTTAGAGCTAAAATAAAATTGAATCATGTTGCAACTGTAGATGATGAAAATTCATCTGTTGTGCCTTATACGCAAGAAATCCCAACAAATGCAAGATTACAATTTTTAGAGATTATAAAACAAGGCATTTATGAAGATTTCGGAGGTTTGGATGTACATACAATCTCGGCAACTTCTACAAATGATCATATTGAAGCAGCTTATCAGCCTTTAGATGAAGAAGCAGATGATTTTGAACTTCAAATAATTAAATTTATACATAATTTATTAAATTTGATGGGTATAAAAGATGATCCAATTTTCAAAAGAAATAAAGTCTCAAATCAGAAAGAGCAAACTGATATGGTTTTAGCTGCATCAGAATATCTTGATGATGAAACCATATTAAATAAGTTACCTTTTATTTCGATAGATGAAATTCAAGAAATATTAATGCGAAAAGATAAAGAAGATGAAATAAAATTTAATGAAAATACAGATATAAATGATAATGATGGCCAAGCAGCACCAGAAGATGAAGAAGGTTAATAATGGCAAAAAAGAAAAATTATTCAGATGAATTTTTAGAATATAAAGAGCGAGAACTTTATAATGAATTACATTCGTTATATCAAGAATGCCAAAAAGAAATCGATGCAGAATTAAATCATTTTTTTGGAAGATTTGATGCTAAAAATAAAAAATGGCTCAATAAATTAAAAAATGGTGAAATTACAGAAGCTGAATATAAAAGATGGATTGAAGGCCAGATATTCCAAGGCAAGATGTGGGCAATGCGAAAAGAAATTCTTGCAAATCAATTATATGATTTTAATAAAACAGCATATGAAATTATAAATGAAAGTTATCCTGATATTTTTATAAACGAATTTAATTATATGGCTTATTTGTTGGAACATAAAGAAAAAATGGATTTAACTTTTATGATTTATGATCCAGAAGTGGTTCGAAAATTAATCGTGGAAGATGCTGAAATAATGCCTTACAAAAAACTTGATAAAGCAAAAGATATTCGATGGAATTTTAAAAATATAAAACGAGAAGTTGCAAAAGCTGTAATAAAAGGCAGTTCAGTTCAAGAATTAGCAAAAGTTTTAGCAAAAGAAGTAACAAATCGAAATGAAAAACAGATGCAGATGCATGCGAGAACCGCTTTAAATGCTGCAAGAAATCAGGGAAGATTGAAAAGAATTGAAGATGGATTAAAAATGGGATTGAATATTTATAAAGAATGGTCTGCAACTTTAGATCATAGAACAAGAATTGCACATGCTTATTTGGATGGAAAAAAGGTTCCATTTGATAAGCCTTTTGAAATTGAAGGAATGAAAATTAGATATCCGCATGATCCACATGCTCATCCATCACTTGTCTGGAATTGCAGATGTACTCTCGAAGGCGATGTAAAAGGATATCCTGATACATTTAATATCCGTAGAGATAATGAAGAAGGCAAGATTATTTCAAAAATGAATTATGCGGAATGGTACAAATGGAAAACTGGTAAACCATTGCCAAAATATAAAAAACCAAAAAAGAAAATAAAGAGGTGATTTTATGAGCGAAAATTTTAGAATCACACAAAATAATGTTCCTGAAATACAAGCAAATGTAAGAAATGCAACTCGAAGAGGTTTTCAAGCAATTGGAATTAGAGCAGTTCGCAATATTGGCTATTTAACGCCTGTTGATACAGGAAATTTGAAATCATCTTTTACATTTCAAGTACATGATGATCATGTTATAATAGGAACAGATGTTCGGTATGCTATTTTTCAAGAAATGGGAACAATTAAAATGCAGGCTGCCAATCGTGGAAAAGGTTATTTCAGGATTGCACTTCGTGAGAGCATGCCAAATTTTGAGGGAATTATGGAACAAGAATTGCGAAATATATAGTCTTGTAAAACTTTTTAAAAGTTTTATAATAAAAGTAGATACAAAAGGTTAAATTGTGTCGGATTTTAAAAAAATTCTGGTAGAAAAGAAATCTCTACAAAGAAAAGGAGTTTAATTATGGCATTAACAAGATCAATGTTGAAAAGTATGAATTTGACAGAAGAGCAAATCAATGCAATTATCGAAGAGCATACAACAGCAAAAGAAAATTTAAAATCTCAAATCAAGGATTTAGAAAATAAATATTCAGATTATGATGAAATAAAAAATAATTATGAAAAGTTGTCTGCGGATGTAAAAAAAGATAATTGGCAGGAAAAATATAATTCCGTTACACAAGAATTTGAAAATTTTAAGCAAGAGATTGAAAAAGAACATATAACAGAAAATAAGAAAGAGCAATACAGAGATTTATTGCTTAGTAATGGAGTTAGTGAGAAACAAATTTCATCTATTCTTGAAGTTACAAAGTTCGATGAAATTGATTTAGATGAAAATGGCAAACTTGCTGATGTTGAATCATTAAATAATAATATCCAATCAAAATGGGATGGATTTATTGTTAAAACTCATGTATCAGGAGTTAATTCTGAAAATCCACCTGCGAATAATTCTTCGACAACAAAAGAGGATATTATGAAAATTAAAGATCCAGTACAAAGGCAGCAGGAAATTGCAAATCATCTGGAATTATTTAATTAAGAGAAAGGATGAATAACATGCCAGCGAAACAAGGTTTAACAACGGTTAGCGATATTGATGTAACAGCGAGAGAGATAGATTTTGTTACTAGATTTGCACAAAATTGGGATGCGTTAAAAATTATCTTAGGAATTGTTCGACCTATTGAAAAAGAAGCAGGAACTATTTTAAGAGCATATACAACTCAATCAAAAAATGGATTAGCCGCATCTCCTGCTGAAGGTGAAGAGATTCCATACACAGAATTTGAAATTATTGAATCTCTAAAAGACGATTTAACAATTGAAAAATATTCAAAAGCAACTTCCATTGAGGCTGTAAATAAATATGGTGCAGCAGTTGCAATTCAAAAAACTGATGATCAATTTTTAATTGAATTACAAAATAAAGTTTTAAATGAATTTTATACATTCTTAAAAACAGGAACATTAACTGGATCAGAAGAAACATTTCAGATGGCTCTTGCTATGGCTAGAGGAAAAGTTATTGATAAATTTAATCAGTTAAGCAAAAACGTTTCTGAAATTGTTGGTTTTGTTAACGTATTAGATGTATTTCAATACCTTGGAAGTGCTAATATTACTATTCAAACTCAATTTGGCCTTCAATATGTAAAAGATTTTATGGGTTACAACACATTATTTTTACTTTCTGAACCAAATATTCCAAGAGGAAAAGTAATTGCAACAGCTGTTGAAAATATAGATTTGTATTATGTAAATCCATCAAATTCTGATTTCGCAAAACTTGGTTTGGTATACAGAACAGATGGCGAAACAAATCTTATCGGTTTCCATGCAAATGGAAATTACGGAACAGCAGTTGGAGAAGTATTTGCTTTAATGGGTATGAAATTGTGGGCTGAGTTTTTAGATGCAATTGCTGTTATTACATTTGGAAGTTCTCCAGAGCCATCAATTACTTTAGATAAATCAACCGCAGCAGTTGATGTCGGTTCTACTGTAACAATTACTGCAACAACAGTTCCAGCAGATGCAACAGTAACATGGACATCTTCTGATGAAACAGTTGCAACAGTTTCCGATGGAGTTGTTAGCGGAGTTGCAAATGGAGAAGCAACAATTACAGCAACAAATTCAACAGCATCAGCAACATGCTCAGTTGTAGTTGGAACAGGAGCATAAAAAATGTATAAAGTTGTAAAATTATTTACTGATTTACAAGATAATAATCATAAATACCAAGTTGGGGATGAATATCCTCGACTTGGTTTAAAACCTTCACTTGCAAGGATTCGAGAATTATCTAGTAATGAAAATCGACAAAAAACAATATTAATAAAAGAAGTCGATGAATTTGAAGAAGAAAACACAAAAGATGAATCATTAGCTGAAGCTTCAAAGCAAAAAAGAAAAAGCAAACGCAAAAAGTAGGAGATAAAAGTGGAATATAAATTAAAAGAAGTTTTAGATTATATTCATAATTACTTTGTGATGGATACATATGAAGGAAATATTGTTATAAAAAATCATAAAATCGATAATTCTAAAATTGATTTATATAACAATCAATATTATATGATAAAAGGCAGTTTATACAATGATGGCATCTGGAAATATCAAGATTATGATGAAAACGATATAATAGATGAATCAAAGCCAAATCCATCACCAGAAGAGCAATTGGAAGATGAAAGTTTTTTTGGCGAGATTTTATTATTAAGAATTCCAAAAGACGTTTTGGAAATTGTAAATGAAATAATTGAATGGGAAAACAAAAACAAAGATTCTATAAATGGAATATATCAGTCTGAAAGTTTTGGAGGATATTCTTATTCATTAAAAAATGGAACATCAAAAAATGGAAATACAACAAACATTTCATGGAAAGATTATTTTGGAGATAAATTGAAATGTTATAGGAAAATAGGTTAATAAGGATTGTTGTTATGAGTTTATTACATGAATCGATGGAAGAATGCACCATGTTAGATAAAATTTCGGTTGAAGATGGATATGGTGGCTTTTATACGATATATCAGGATGGAGCAAATTTTAATGCTGCTGTCGTACTAGATAATTCTATGCAGTCTAGAATTGCTGAAAAGGAAGGCGTGACTGCTTTATATACTGTTACGACAGAAAAAAATATTAATTTACAATTTCATGATGTTTTCAGAAGGAATAGCGATCAAAAAATTTTTAGAGTTCTTTCAGATGGAGATGATAAAAAAACTCCTAACAGTGCTTTGTTAAATATGCGTCAAGTTTCAGCTGAAGAATGGGTGATTCCTGATGAATAAAACACAGGCATTGCATAAATTTTGGAACAGTTTTGGTTTAAATGCTTACGAGGAAGGTTCTGTTCCAGATAATGCAAAATTTCCATATATCACATATACAAATGAAATGGATAGCTTAGATAACATTTGCATGGTAATTGGAAATTTATGGTATAGAACAGACTCTTGGAAAGCTATTATCGATAAATCTGAAGAAATAGCTAGATATGTAAAAGAACATGGTTTTGTTACAATCCCTTTTGATAATGGATATTTGTACATTACAGGAGGAAATCCTTTTGCACAAACCATGGATGAGCCCAGTGATGATAAAATAAAAAGAATATTTATAAATATAAATGTAGAATATTTAAGTAGATTTTAAATGAGGTGAAAAGATGGGAAAATTTACCGTTATTCCACAGGATACCTTTAATAATTTACAGCTAGACGCAGGTGTTCTTTTAAAAAGATTTGATCCTGATCAGCCTGTTGAACCTCGTGATGAAGATATTGTCTGTGCAACAACAGGCGGTATCAATGCAACATGTGTTCCGAGCTTCAGCGATCAAGGGGAAGATATAGACAATGTTCCACTTAATATGAAGGAACTCAAACATTTGGATTCTTGGGAATGCAAGCTTTCAACAACATCCTTGGGAACTAAACCAGAATTAATAAAATTAGCTCTTGGATGTGCAGATATCGATACAAATAATAGTTCTAAAATTATTCCTCGTGCAGACTTAAAACAAACAGATTTTGGAGATTTATGGTGGGTTGGAGATCGAGCAGATGGAGGTTTGGTTGCTGTAAAACTAAAAAATGCTCTCTCAACAGCAGGTTTTAGCATTCAAACAACAAAGAATGGAAAAGGTCAAATTTCAATTGAATTAACAGGCCATGTTTCAATTTTGGCACAAAAAGAAGTTCCTATGGAATTCTATTCTGCTGATCCAGATGAAACAGAATTCCATAAAATCATCCAGAATCTATATCATGTTGAATCATCTATTACAGCGGTAAGCATTGAAGATTCTGCATCATTAGAAGGAACTTTAAAAGCAGCAGATCAATATGAAATTGCAAATGTTACAATTTTAGCAGGTAACGAAGATATAACATCAACAGCTTTCAATTCTGAAACAGGTGCTATTAATATTGCATCAGTTACATCAGATATAACAATTTTAGCAACAGCAACACCAATCGGAGCATAAGTAAAAAAGGAGCAAATCAAAAATGAAACTTTCAAATTTACGTGGCGAAGATGCTATTGATACAATGGCTGATTTAATTGAACCAATTACAGAAATAGCTTCAGATAAAGAATTTGAAAAGTTATACAAATCAAAACCTTTGTTATTTTCTGTAAAACATTGTTTAAAACATCATAAAAAGTCTGTTTTGGAAATCTTAGCAATTATAAATTGCGAAGATCCAGATTATTTTGACCCAAAATTTTGGGAAATTCCTAAAATGATATTTGACGTTTTAGAAGATGAAAATGTTAAATCGCTTTTTACATCGCAGCAGATGAGCAATTTAAGCGACACTTCTTCTGCTGTTGTGGAGAATTCCGAGGAAACAGAAACAATATAAAATTATTTATGCGATACGTTATAGAGAGTTATGAAAAAGAAATATCTTTATTAACGTATCGCATTTATATATCTGATTCTCTAAAATGTATAGGTCGCTTAGATGGAAAAAGATATTATGATATTTACAATGAAATTTTGAATGCTGAAAATTTAGATGAAATCGACCCAGAATCTGAAAGTAAGAAGATTATAACTAACATAAAAGATAAAATAACAAAAATGAGGTGATGTAAATGGCAACAGCTTTTGAAATGTCTGCTATTTTACGTTTAGATAGATCTCAATTTGATAGAGAATTAAATGGTGCTGAAAAATCTGCTGAAAAAAGTGGAAGTGCAATGGGCAAAGTTTTTTCAGCTCTTGGAACAGTTGGAAAAGTAGGATTAGCGTCTTTGGCCGCATCTTTTGCAGCAGTTTCAGCAGTTGTAACAAAATCAATAAAAGAATATGCAGAATATGAACAATTGTGGGGCGGCGTGCAAAAATTGTATGGAACCGCAGGAAAATCAATAGAAGATTATGCAAAATCGGTTGGTAAATCTGTTGATGAAGTTCGTGGCGAGTATGGAAATTTAGAAAAAGCACAAAATTTAATGTTGAAACAAGCAAATGAGGCTTACAAGACTTCTGGAGTATCTGCAAATAAATACATGGAACAAGCAACTGGATTTAGTGCTGCATTAATAAATTCACTAAATGGAGATACTGTAAAAGCGGCACAGCAAACAGATGTTGCAATGAGAGCCATCAGCGATAACTTTAACACCTTTGGTGGAGATATCAACATGCTTACATATACTTTCCAAGGATTTGCCAAGCAAAATTATACTATGTTGGATAATTTAAAACTCGGTTTAAAAGCCGTAGCCGAGTATAAATTGGGGAAAATCGGTGGATGCCTAACACAACATAGTATTAAAACATGTTAGGTTGATACCGAGATAAGCAGTCAAATTGCGAAAGGTTGATTGCCATTGTAGAGCGTAGCAGATGAATAAATATAATTCTGCCAAGAGTTCCCAATAAGTCAATTTTTTGAAAAAAAATGTACGCCGACCTTATAGGTAACTATAAGATCTAAAAGATAAAAAGCTTTTAGGGTAACATGTGTGTACGGTGGCACAAAATCAGAAATGGAAAGATTGATTGCAGATGCAAATGAATATGCAAAATCAATAGGCATGGCATCTGATCTATCAATTAATAGTTTTTCAGACATAGTAACAGCAATAGATTTGGTTCAGCAAAAACAAGGAATCGCTGGTACTACAGCAAGAGAAGCAGCAACAACTATCTCTGGATCATTTGGAATGTTAAAAGCTGCATGGGAAAATTTGTTAGCAGGAATGGCTAACAAAGATGCTGATATTAGTAAATTAGTAAAAAATGTTGTTACAAGTTTGACAGCGGTTACAAAAAATTTATTACCTGTATTTAATCAAGCAATTCAAGGCTTTGTAACATTAATTAAACAAATTGCACCACTTATCTCAAAAGAGTTGCCTTCAATGATTGAAATGATACTTCCTGAGTTGTTATCAGCAGCAGTTATTCTAATTTCAGGACTTGCAACAGCGTTGCCAACATTGATATCAACTATTATAGATACAATTCCGTCTTTATTTGAACAGATAAAAGCTAGTTTCACAGAAAATAGTTCTTCTTTATTGGACGGATTAAACCAATTATTTGAAATGATAAAGACTGGCATAACCGAAGGAATACCAACATTAATCGAATTTATTGTTTCAATATTTCCACAGATCATTGAAGTTTTTTATTCTTTGATGGAACAGATATACACTGTTGGTGGGGATATTATCTCAAAATTAATCGAAGGTTTGCTTGGAGCGATTCCAAACATATTATCGAATGTACCTTTGATTATAGAATCAATTGTGACAGGAATAGTAAATACGTTACCTTCAATTTTAGAAACAGGAATGCAGATAATACAATCACTCGTTTCTGGAATTCAGCAAATGTTGCCTCAACTGCCTCCAATTATAGTCAATACATTAAATCATGTTATCGATTTAGCAAAAAGTATCGACTGGATTGGATTGGGAATTCAAATTATACAATTTATCGTAAATGGTATAACAACAGTTATGCAACTTATTCCAACGATAATGATGACAATATTTGATTTAGCTGTTCAACTAATTAAAAATGTGAATTGGCTTGGATTAGGTCAATTTGTAATCAATACAATTGTTAGTGGAATAAAAGCTTTATTTACTTTGATTCCATTTATATTACAACAAATCGGACAAACAGCTGTAAATCTGTTTCAGTCAATAGATTGGCTTGGACTTGGTTCAAGAGTTATCAATTTTATTGTAAATGGCATCAGATTTTTAATAACAGCAATTCCAAATCTTTTACAGACGATTGGTACAAATGCACTAAATCTCTTCCAATCAATTGATTGGCTTGGACTTGGTTCAAAAGTTATTAATTTTATTGTAAATGGAATAAAAGGGCTAATGAGTTTAATTCCAGATACTCTAAAAAATATTGGTAATAATGCAATTAAAGCATTTACAAGCATAAATTGGATAAGTGCAGGAAAATCAATTATTGATGGCGTTGTAAATGGTATAAAAGGAGCAGCACATAAAGTAACAGATATCATGAAAAATCTAGCTTCTGGTGCTTTAGATACTGTTAAAAGTTTCTTGGGAATTAAATCACCATCACGAGTTTTTAGAGATCAAGTAGGTAAAAACATTGGTTTAGGTATTGTTGAAGGAATTGAAGATACTTATCAAAAAGTTAATTTGGCAATGGAAAGTTTAATTTCAATTCCAGATAAATATGATTTTTCTTCTTCGTTAGTTAAACAAGATTCTTCTCAAGAATCATATAACGATAGAACCATTAAAAGTGGAGACGTATATAACATCAACATTAATCAGCCAATTGATACGCCTGATGAAATTGCTCGTATTTTAAGAACAGAGGCTCAGTACGGATTGATTGGAGGTGTTGCTATTGAATAATTCTAATGAATTAATAGATAGAGATTTAATACAATTAAAATTTGTTAGATTGTTAGATGGAAAGACCTTTTTTGTTGGAAATAATCTTGATTGGAGATTTCAAAAAGATGGCGGATTGTCAGGATTTGCCGACTTTTCAGCAAATCTAACTTATGATGATAACTATGCAAGAGATGGTGGAACCACTTGGCATAGTAGATTGACAAAAAAAGATAGAACAATCAAAATTGTGTATTTATATCCAGATAAAAATGTTAGTGCAAGGCAATCATTAATTGAATTCTTTAAATACAATTATCTGTATAACGTTTATATAACTTATATGGGACGTGAAATGTATGCTGAAGGTCGTTTATACAAGATGGCAATTTCAGAAGAGACAAAAACTTATAAAAACGTTAAATGCACAATGACTTTCTCATTCGATAATCCGTTTTTGAAGTCTGTTGATGATTTTGGACGTGACATTGCTGCTGTTACACCAACAACAGCTTTTCCATATTTAGCGAAATTAGTAAAAGGAAAGCCAACAGGAATATTCAATTTTCAAAAAACTGTTGTACTGTATAATGATGGTGATCAGATTTCCTATCCAAGAGTTAGAATCGTTGCAACAGATCAGGTCTGGAATCCTGAAATTTGGATTAATGATAATTTCATTAGATTTTTGGATACAATTGAAAGAAATGATGAAATTGATATTGATTTTACAGTTATTCCACCAACAGTAAAATTAAATGGTCAAAATGCAATCGGTAAATGTGATCGTGAATCTAATTTTGATGGAATGTACCTCTCTTTAGGGAATAACACTATTAGATTCGATGCTGAAAATGGTTCTGATGAAATGATCGTTTCTGTTTATTTTAATAAAACCTATACAGTAATATAACAGGAGGAGAATTTTATGTATGAAGAACCTTTTGAAATAATGGCATTGGATGAAAATTTTGAAATAGTATCACTAATTTCATATGCAAATCTACAATGGACTAGAAAATTTCATGAAGTAGGCACTTTTTCTGTTCAATTACGTGGACGTCAATATAATTCAAATTGGAAATATATTTATTCCAAAAAACGAAAAGAACTTGGAATAATATCGCAAGTAAATTGGCAGAAAAAAAATTATATTGAACTTGTAACAATCTCAGGAAAGTTTGTTGAAGATGAAGTTAATAAAATGATAGTGTATCCGTTACCAACGAAATTTTATGATGATTCTGGAACACTAGCAGATGGAAAAGAAGGTACATGTCTTTTAAAAAATGAAGGACTTCCAACGTGGTTGATGCAATCAGGAACTGCGGATGTTGTTGCAAGAGAATATTTTAATGCTTTTAAAAAAATAGCTTGGACAAATTATCAAGTTGATGATTATAAAGGTAGTTCACTTGTTACAACTGTAAGAGAGCTCGATATAAATTTTGGCTCGATAGATAATGCAAATGGAAATTATCATTATTCAGAGCATAATCGAAATCATGAAAGATTAGGTGATAAACTTTATAAGATTTTAAAACCATCAGGAGCTTCTTTTGAAGTAATATGGGATTATGAAACACACGATAAAACTTTAAATATCATACATGGAAAAGATTTAACGCAAGGAAATACTTTTGGAAATAACCCAGTTTTATTTTCATCTGCAAATGGAAATATTATTTCTGCATCATTAGTTGTTAGTAATACAAATACAAAAGATACTATGATTCAGACTTCAGAAAGCAAAGATAAAGTATATGTTTTAGTCAATGAGTTGCCAAATGCATCAGGACGTTTTGAACATGTCGGAATGCAGACGGCTGTTCAAGATTATTTTAATGAGGATACTCCTGATTTATCAATTGCAGATAAGAATTTTAAAATTGCTGTAATGTCTGATTCAGATAAAGAATTGACAAAATATACAGATAAACAAAATATTGAATTTCAAATTTATCGTGGCAGTTATCAATATATGATTGATTATGACCTTGGAGATTTGATATCTGTTGAAATATCTGAAATCGGCTTATCCTTAGATGCCAGAATTATTAGTTGTTACGAAGTTGTCAAAGAAGGTGTTTGGGAACTTACGCTTGAAATTGGAACACCTTTAATTAAAACTTTCGGAAATACATAGAATAGAGAGGTGATTAAAATGATTGGATTTCCTTTTGATTCTAGAGTTTCGTATGATCAGCTCGGCGAGCCAATTTATGATCGAGCTATTAGTTCGAAACCATTAAAAGCTTTAATTGGAGCTCTTTTTAGTACAGGAATTCTTCCAAATCCAAGCAATAATTTAAAAGTTTCTACACAAGAAACTGATTTTACAATTGATATAGCTGCAGGTTTTGCAGCAATTCAAGGTGGATTGAAATTAGAAACAGAAGTTAATTCTTTAACCGTAGATGCTGCAGATGAAACATCAAACAGAATTGATTCTGTTGTATTGCGTTGGGATGAAAACGATGATGTTAGAGAATGCTATTTTTACGTTAAAAAGGGAATTGCTTCAACAGATCCAGTTCGGCCACAGCTAACACGAGAAGGTTCTATCTATGAAATTGGCCTTGCTGATATATTGGTTGTTGCAAATTCTACAATTTTACAAAATTCAAATATCACAGATACTAGATACGATTCAGATAGATGTGGAGTAATTTCTAGCATATCGGAATTTGATACAACTTTTATTTATAATCAAGTAACATCAGATTTAGCAGATTTTAGAAGCAATGCAGAATCTGAATTTGATTCTTGGTCTACAACACAAAGATCTGATTATGAAGCTTGGATCATGCAGCAGGAAAATGCATTCGGTATTTGGATGGGAA